GTCGTTGTGACAACGGGACTTTGACAGCATCCAGCACGCCGCGCTCAAACCGTTCAAGGTCACGGATTAGGCGTTCCTCTGCCTCATCCATAGAAATGACCATACCTGGATAGACGCCAAGCGTTGACCCGTAGCCAATCGTCCACGGATCACCACCAGTAGCCGGATCTGGATAAGCCTTCAGGCTTACGCCTTCATGCTCGCGGATCTGCTTAATGCCAGATGCGGAAGTTTTCATGGTTTAACAGGCAGCAATGCCTGCGCCGGGGGGAGGATCGTTTCGTTTGCTGTGGTGAGGGTCATTGTAATTCCGATCCATACGGGTCGACGTTGCTAACAGGCACGTCACAAAATCCCAACTCGTCCTCTTGGTACTTTTCCATTTATCCACCTTGCCTTACTCGGACTGCGCGAATCTTGCCCTGCGCATTCAAAGTGCCGCCAGTATGCGTACCAGTAGCCACTAGATAGACAGTAGTCGTGGCCGCCAGATCTAGGCGCTGCACAAATGCAGTAGCAGTAATGCCGCCAGCAGCAGGAACGCTAACCGGACCCACATCGGTATATTCCGGTGCTGCTGCATGCGTGGCGCTAGTGGTGCTGATGCTCACCCTAGCGGCAGTCATCGTGTCCCCTGCTTGCGGAGAGAACAGCACGTTACCAGTTACGTCATGGACGCCGGGCGGTAGGCTGACAGAGGTTACATTGGTCGGCGTGGCGGTCGTCAAAGCGACGGTGCCAGATGTTGCGGGACGAATTTCGCCAATCCAACCTTGAGCACCGCTTGTGATGATGCGCGTCTGGCGGACTCCAGCGACTTCGGTCGTAGTAATCTCATTAAGCGCGTTTGCCGGCCGCCATTCGATCTCTAGCGAAGCAATAAAACTAGGAGACGCCCAAAGACCGCCACCAACGCGGCACTCTGTAGCAATGGTGCGCTCGAAAACATCATTATCAGAGATAGTAATGACTTGCCCCGGCTGCAAAAGCTCATAGCTGTTGCGAGCAACATTGTTCGTCAGAGCATAGTCAAACTGCGCTGTACCAATCTTGATACGCAGCGTATCCATTGTCGCCACAGCGATCTGCGCATGCGTAATCTTGATGCTGGTGATGGTTATGTACGGCGGCAGAACCTGATAGCTAACGTTATCGAGGTAATAGCGCTGCGACGATGTGCGATGACGATGAACCTGTAGTTTTTGAGTCTTCGGCACGGTGTTGTACTGCATGCCGCACGGATAATGTCCATCGAACACATAGCTATTGGTGTCGGTGGGCTGGCCGTCAAACCCGATAGTCCTGGAGTCCGTATTCTGAACGATGATCGGAGGGACCTGATACGCACCGACGACAGCATCGCGCCAAGACACAATTGCGCCAGCGCCATCTTCGATATACAGAGACTTGCCGAGATCACCAATGAAACTGCAATTGTCGAACAGGATAGAATAGGCGCGACGGATGCGGAGCGTCGAGGTGTTAGGCGTTCCAGATACAAATCGGCCATAAACATTCGAATTGGCAACCTTGATAACCGCGCCTTTCCGAGCAATAAACGTATTGCTATCGGCATGAGGCAGGCCGCCTCCCTTGGTCTGTGTGACTCCTCGAACTTCAACAACGCCGAAATCAGCATCAACAAGCGTTTGATGCATGCCCGCCTCACCCTCAAGGCGGCAGCCAGTCAAGTCCATGTATGTACTGGAGCCGTTCGTGCCAGTTTCGGAACCGGACAGATACTCTAGTTTAAATAGAGTCTGCTGATCCGCCTTCATTAGGATATTGCACCCATCACCAACATGAAAACCGCTTCCATGCGTGCGGAAATGAAACCACTTCGCACCAGTGATGTAGCTTGTGATAGACGTTGACGTAATGCCCTGACCAACAGCCTCAGGATTCTCGCTATAAATGAACGTGTGAAACTGATTGAAGGAGCAACGCGACGTATAAAGTCTATCGCCGAGGTTACTGCCTTCATAGTTGAAAATCTTCTTCCAGCCGTTTGTCGTGCTATTTGGCTGAACGTGATAAACCTCAACGTCTTCAAATGCTTGAATTGCCAGAGCATTTCGACCCGGGTTCGCAACATTCGAGAAGAAAGTTCCTTGCGCGCCTACGATCTTGCATCCATATACACGCAGCCGCTCAGCATGGGGCCGAGTAATAGTCTCGTGCGTCTCGATAAACGTATCGTCTGTCGAGGTACATTCCCAAAATATGATGGAATAGTTGCCATTGACAAACCAGTTTTGACGAGACAGGGCTCCTGCATCACCGTCTGACGTGCTGCGCGGCAATGTACTACCAAGTACGTTGTTGCCAACAAGCTTATAGTTCTTATTGGGCTCCAAGCAAAGCTCGAAACTTCCTTGAAAGCCAACAAAAAAGTTAGGCTGGAAAGATACCAACTGAATATAGTTCCGAGCCGCCGCAACTGCTGCCGTGTCATCTGTACCCGAAATTTCGGCATCCGGCACAGATGCGCTTGGCCGAACTGCGTCACCCTTGGCGCCGAACCACGATACATAGACCTGGAATCCATGGTCACGTACAAAACAGCCCAAGCCGCTAGGGTCAGCCTCGCCAACGCCATCAAGAAAATTTGCTAGGCCACCTTGCGTTCCATTCCATGGAACAGTAGGGCTGATGATCGTTCCACCATTATGCGAGGATTTCGCAATGGTAGAGTCATAGCGAAACAGGCCGCCACCGTAATTGGTGCCAGGATGATAGCCGCGTACTTGATAGTTGAGATCGGTTGCGCGCTTTGCCGTCTGAAATTCGGCAATGTTATTAAGCGTCACCGTTGCTCGCCCCACCAGCGCAGCGCCTTTCAGCGGGTCGGCGGTGTTGGCGAGATCCCCGGCAATGGCTGGCGGCAGCTCTTCAGCCAGGCTGATATCCGTGATCGTATGCGGCTGAATGCCACGCCCGGAGATTTCAAGCGAGTACCGGCCATCAGCGGCATAGAACGAGAACGAGCCGTTGCTGTCCGTGGTAAGCGGGTTCGTCGCAGGCGTAACGCCGTTGTCGCTGTAGATCGTCGCCAGAGCGCCGCCAGGATAGGTCAGCACCTCCACGCTGGCGCCTACAACAGCATCACCGTTACGGTTCTGTACGTTGTCTTGGTACTTTTGCATTATTGCCCCGGTTACTGGATATCCCAGACAAAATTGGCATTACCTGCCAGCGTGCCGCTAAGCTGGATGCGGATATTCGTTGCGTCTACAGACTGAAGCCACCAGCGAGCCGCGCCATAATCATTAACTGGCGTGATTTGCACCGAGCCAGTCAGAGGCGTGATATCAAGTCCGTGCGGCGCATCGACAAACAGATTCCCGGCGATAACAGATGCCGATCCGCGCGATTCAGTCTTGAAATTCGTGTTATGAGCGAAGGTGTTATTAACCGTGCTCAGATTGGTTTTGCTAGTGACATAAGAACCGCTGAACTGGTTGCCGATAATCGAATTACCAACGTTGCTGGCGGAGTTGCTGTAAATGCCGTACTTGTCAGTGGCATACGTATTTTGGATCTGGTTATCCTGAATGAGCGTGCCAACAATGGCGATAGAATCGCCGACATAAAGTCCGATGGGGCCGCTCTCGGTAAGTGCAGTCGTCGCGCCGTTCCCGCTCAGGTTGTTAGCCTGGATAATGTTTCCTTGGCTGCCAACCAGAATCACGCCGAAACGTCCGTTCTCGGTGCTGATATTATTCGCAACTACGTTGTTCGCAGCCTGCGGCTTCCCGGGAACCTTCTCCAGCCGAATACCATCAAGGCTATTCTGCGTGCAGGTATTGCCGGTGAAGGTATTGAAATAAGCGGACAGCGCTAGGATGCCGTAGAAATCATTCTGGCGGCAGGTGTTTCCGGTGACGGCAAATTTATTGCTGGTTTCTTCCAGTCGAACCCCAACGGCGTTCAGGTTGCAGGTATTGCCAGTAATCGAAACATTCAGATTGGCAGTGCCGGCAGGGTCGGTGAATACGCCAGTCGCCTCAATACCAGCGCCATCACCTTGCAGAGCGGGAGACACATAACCAGGCGACCCGAACGGAGTAAATCCGCCGGTCGAAGGCCATACATTCGGGTATGCACCGCTGTAGGCGTATGCCGGGAATCGATTAGGGTCTTTGTTATTGATGCAGGTATTACCATCAATAACCGTATCCTTGGCGCCGAAAATACAATGGATGCCGACGATACCGCCTTCTACGTGATTGCCGAGAACTCGTATATTCTTAATCTCTCGCGCATCAGCCGTATTATTGCGGATCGCAATGCCGGTAATTCTATGGTTATAGATGCGGTTGCCTTCGATCAGGCCGGCATCGCAATCAGTAATCCATACGCCGCTTCCCCAGCACTCTTTAACCGTGACGTTTCGGATAGCGAAGTTGGAGACGTAGGCATAGTCAATTGCCGCCAGCAGCGTGCCCTGCCACGTGGTAGCCTGATTACCAGAGCCGTCCGGCGTGCCGTGGTCGATATTGTTCTGGCGGTTTGCGTCAATCGTGAAGTCTTGCAGAAACACGTTGCTCGCCGTGTTGCACCGAAGGATATCGCCAGGTTTAGGCGTGCAATTGTCCTTCAGCTTGATCGTGCCTGTGCCGCCGATGCGGGAATCCGTGGTCAGGTTCAGTGCGGCCGAGACGATGAACGTACCATACGGGATCAGCAGTAGCAGTTTTGCTGCCGCCGCCGCATTAATCGCAGCCTGGATAAACGTGGTGTCATCGGTCGTGCCGTCACCCTTGGCGCCGAACTGCTTAATCGTGACAGACTGCTGAGTGATCAGTTTCCAGCGTGCGCCATCCGTGGCAACAATGACCGTACCGCCATTATCCGCAGTGGTCGTGTCGCTGGAGTCGTACCAGTAGAATCCACCGCCACCATCGCCAGCAGCGTAGTAGCCGCTAACAAATGCACGCGTGTATTTCGTCTTGTCCAGACCGCGCAGCGCCACAATGGAATCGACAACGCGATTCAGGCGCGACTTAAGGAATACGTCCAGCGTGGAATCATCGTATCCAACCTGCGAGGCGCCATCTGGTCCAGCCAGGCCAGTCGAGGATGCCGGGGTCGATACGTTGTCCCGGTCGAAAATAGTTGCGCCTGCCGAGTTCTGCAGGATCATCCGGTAATTGCCGGAGCCGTAGATAACCGCCTCACCACGCTCGCTCAGAATCACCGGATTCGAGTTCGGGATGGTGCCGGCCGCATCCTGATACGTGGCCTTCGGTGTCAGCGTTCCAGCCGAATAGGTGTAGAGCTTGCCGCCGTTTAGCGGCTTGCCGTTGCTGTCCTCGTAAGACTGGATCGGCTCAGGGAGAAGGCTTTGTACCATCTGATAACCTCAATGTATTGTGTTATTCTCAACGCATGGAATACACAGAACGAATTCTAACAGCCGCTGCGGTTTTCCTCTGTTTCTGTTTCGTGCGAGGATTTATCCAGGGATTCTTATCTCACCATCGCGCCAGTCGTACCGATAACAGCGGCTGGCAACAGAGTCGGCGCAATACGCTGCAACAGCAGATTGCCGCCAAGCGGGCCGGCAGCCTGCGCGCGACTGACGTTCTGGAGCGCATTTAGCCCGGTCTGCGGGTTCATCATCATTTCCATGAGCCGATTCTGGATCTGCTCATTGGCACCGCTGTACAGCAGGTTCCCAGCCTTACCCGCCAGATTTGTTACCGGGCCTGCTGTGCCGCCCATAAGCGCACGAACCGGAGCCGGCAATGCCTGCTCAATAATGTTATTCGTCGCCAGGTTCTGGAACGTATTCGAGCCAAGCGGCTTGCCAGCAAACGACTGAGACGACCGTAGCAGATCATCACGGATTGCGGTAAGCGCTTCAATCTGCTCCGGTGATACTGATTTCGCATCACGCAGGCCAGGCAGAGAGCGTTGCTTCTGAATATTCTTCAGCGCGTTTTGCACCTTTGCCAGCGTGATATTCCCCTGTGCATCCGTCAGATTCAGGGATTGCAGGTAGCGCATGGCGTCAATCGGCCGGCTTGCCTCTGCGTATGCCGCCCGCGCATCGGCGTAACCCGGGATCTCACGATCCATCAGCGTCAGAAGACGATCTTTCACGCCCAGCAGGTTTGCCGCCTGCTTCTTAGCGCCAGCCGTCGCCGCCTTGTTGATCTGATCGTCCAAGGCTTCTTTGATGATTTGCAGTCCTTGCCCGGACACATACGTCTCAGGACGGCTCACAGCACCACCTAGGTTCGCATTAGCCCGGTTCTGCGTGACGGACTCTACAGACGTGCCGGCGTTGCGCGCCATTGCCTGCGCACGATTGAACGCAGCCCGGAATGCTGGCGTCTCTTTCAGCGCGGCATATTCCGTGTTTGCAATAGGGATGCCGATATGGGTCTTCAGGTAGTCATCAGCAGCATTCGTTGCCCGCTCGGAAATCGCGCTAGCAAGGTCTGCCTGCGTTCCAGTGGCACGCTGAGCGGCCATCGCCCGGGCCTCTGCATTCAGCGCCGCACGCTCGGACAGCGCATTGGTCATCGCCGGATTCGAAGCCTGCAAGCCACGCTCCAACGATGCCAGCCCCGGATTGCCAGTAGCCTGCGCCAGCGTTGGCGTAGAGCCAGGCACCAGAGTTGCCGTATTCGGAACCATTGGGCCACCTTCTGCAAACCGGTTCATCAGGTTGCCAGCGATGCGGTTCTGCCCGGATTCCGTGAACGGATCAACCAGCGCACGCACGGTCGCACCAGCTCGTCGCCCTGCGCCAGTAACCAGCCGAGTAGCAGCAGGCATCACTGCCCCAACCGCGGCCCCGGTGCCAATCTGCATTAGTTTGTTCTGAGCGTAATCCCCTTCCTGCGTAACTGGAGCAGCAGCACCAGTAAGAGCACCAAGAGCAGCAGAGCCAACCGACTGCCCAGCCAAGCGACCAGCTGCCTGCGCGCGGTCACCGCCTCCAAGGAGTCGTACCGCCGCCTCGCCACCACGGCCACCGCCAGAAATGGCATTACCGCCGCCAGCACCAAGAAACCCAACGAGGTTCGCGCCAAGACGTCCAGCACCAGCAGCCACAGAACCCGGCGTTTCAGCCTGGTACTGTTGCTCGTCAGCGCGCATCAGGCGATTCATGTTGTCCGAGTTCGCCTTGATATCCTTGTAGTACTGCGTGTCTTTGACGCCAGGAATCAGGCCAATCGCGCCTTGAATCGCATTGCCGATGAACTGAGCAGGCCCAGCGACAAGATCCTGTTTGACGCCTTGTGCGGCGCCCTTGACGAAGTTCTTTGCGCCCGTCACTACAGCACTGGGCTCTTCCGTCTTCGGCGGCTCTGCAGCCGTCTGCGCCTGAGCGGCATTTACGTCAACAATAGGCGCGGCAGCCCACCAATCACCAGCAGCAGGCGTGCTTGCAGCCGTCTGCGCCTGAGCGGATGGGATAACTGCACTCAAAACTCGATCAGCGACCTGCTTGCCATATTCAAGTGTGGTGGGAGCATTCGGATTGCGGGGGTCGGACACAGCTACACCACGGCGTGCCTTCTCCAAACCGCCAGGGCCGCCGTAGTATCCAGCTGCCGTTAGCGCAGGGTCACCGCCAGCCTGTTTGTAAAGCTGTGCGAGATACCGAACGCCTGCCCGCGCATTCTGCACGGGGTCATTGATATCCCAGCCCTTGTCTGCAACGCCAGAGAACGTACCCGGGCGGATCTGCATTCCGCCAACAGCACCGGCGTTGGAAGTCTTTGTATTCCGGCCGCCGCTAGATTCCTGCATGTACACGCTGCGTGCAATGTCTGCGATCTTCGGATCGACATTTTCAGCGGCCAGCGCAACATCAAGAGGCGATGCCTTTGGCGCAGCATCCCACCAGTTAGCCATTACGGTTTCCTCCGGGTGGTGCCATCAGGTGCGGTGAATAGCGTCCCTGACGGCAGGGCATCGAATTCAGCTTTGCTAGATACTCGCCGAGCGCCTCCGGCTGCTGGTTGCTGCGCTGTTTTTGCTTGCTGCCCCCGTTGCATTGGGATGCCACCGCGCGACTCATACTCGCGCAAGGTCGCATCGTCTACGCCGGCCACGACATTTCGTTTCACTGCGTCTAGGTTGCGACGGACGTTCGTCAAGCCAGAGCGCAGTTGATCATCGGTCGATAGCACGCCAGTGCCGAGTTCGTTGAGCAAGCGACTCAGCTCCTGATTCGTCACGGCGGCGCCAGAACGATCCTTCAACGTAAGATTCTGAAGTGTTGCGATCTTCTGGCGCAGAACCTGGCCCTCCCGCGACAGGAGAAACTGAGGAAGATTCCCTGCAGCCGGCCCGTACCCCGGGATATCGCCGTTTCCTATCTTGGCAATGTCGGCCTCAATGTCTCCCAGCAGGGATTCGAACTGCGGGATGTTGGTCTTGTCGAGCTGCGTAGAGAAAGCACTGACCTTCTTATCAAGTTGCTCTGCGGCCTTGGCGTCGCGTGCAATCTGGCCGGTTTCAACGGCTCGCTGATTAGTTAGCAACTGTCCTTGCTGCGTGATATCTTGTCCGCGCCGCGTAGTCGCCGCAGTCATATCCTGACCACGCAGAGTCACGTCTTGGCCGCGCAGTTGGGCAGCCACTTCATCCTGGCGCTGTTGCAGCTTCAGTTGCTCGACAATCGGCACAACCTTCATGCGGTTAGCCTGGATCGTCGCTGGGTCAAACTGAGCCGGCAGACGCGCTGCTACATCGGGATACACCTGAGCGGCCCGGGCGCGGAATTCGTCCCACTGCTGCTGATTCTGAACGCCAGCCATGTTCTGATCGGCCCATTCAAACTGAGCCAGCAACTGATCCCGCTGCGCCCTTTGCTGGGCTGCCTGCGACGCGGCCTGATCCGAAATCACCTTCTGGTATTGCGGCAGTGCGGAAGGAGATGCGGCGGCGATCTGCGGCAGTGCGGTGCGTTTCAGATTGCCAGCCTCGTCGTAGTTCGCCATGTTGCCAACCACGCCAGCAAGCGCATTCTGCTGCGCCAATTCCTGCTGCTTCTGGCCCATAGCCAACTCAGCAAGGCGGTTCTGACGCGCATTGTCGAAAATCTGCTGCGTCGCAGCGAAACCCTTCTGGAATGCGAGCGGATCAACTTCAGTTGCCATGACCGTCCTTACGGAAGATAAATCGGCTGCGTGCCGTTGTAATAGTCCTGCACCGGCGTGCTTTCCGCAGAATACGTACCATACGGGTTATTGCTGTATGCCGAGCCGCCACCGTAATTAATGTTGCCGAAAGCGCTAGTCAGCCCACCAAGTCCAGCGCCAATGGCGTTCGCCTGTCCTGCATAACCGGATGCGCGCGCAGTCCCTGCCGACTGGAGCGCGTTACCTGCGTTGTTTGCATAATTCTGGCCGGCTTGCTGCAATTGGGCGTTCGCTTGTTGGCCGACACCAGCCAGAGATGCAAGACGGTTGAACGTATTATTCTGATTCTGGTTGAAGCGGTTGTAGACGTTCTGGTACTCGTTGCTAGCGAAGTTCTGGTTGTACTTGGTCAAAGCCTTCGCTGCGGCACCGGACAGCAACCCACCGCGCGCAGCCGCAGAGGATTCAATCTGCTTCTGTCCCTCACCGATACGGAATTGGTAGCCAGGATCAGTCTGGAAATCCTCTTGCGAGAAATTACGTAGAAGCGAGCCATACAGCGGATTCTGCTGTTGCGTCTGCGTAGCGGATGCAATTTCAGGCCCAAGCCGGCCGCGTAGCTGGGTATCCAGCATCGAAGGATCGCTATAGGCGGTGTAGCCAGAGCCAAATCCTGCCTGATGCTCTGCCAACTGGTCATCCCATGCCTTTCGATAGGCTGGGTTGGTGGCGTAGAGCTCGGCATTCGGCTGAGGGATACCGCTAGACGTGTCCACCAGCGATGCGTTCGCCAGGGATGCGCCAGATGCAGCACCGGAACCGCCAACACCAAGACGCATAGCAAGTTCATTCAGTGCATTGGAGCCAACGTTACGCCAAGGGGCCTGATCCAGCCGCGTCTGCTGGTATTGATCGTATTGCAGTTGTGCGGCCTGAGCGGCGGCGTCTCCCTGAGCGCGAGCAGCTTTCTTTGCGCCACTGGCAGCAATAGCGGCGCCGCCCACAGCGGCTACCCCACCGACGACTGCGGCTGTTACTCCGAAGCTCATTTTTTCAACTCCTTCAGCCGGCTAGCGATCAGTTGCCGGTTAGCAGTGCCGCCCAGCAATTCCTGGCTTGTGGATTCGGTCAATTCCTCTACCAGCTTGTCCAAATCCGTTTCTTCCGTCGCATGCACGGTAGTCCAGTAGGTATCCTCATGCGCATACCCGGCACGTTTTGCACCAGGCGATGATGTGATTATCGCATGAGAATCGGTAATCCGACGCATACCATCGTCAGTCGTCACCTCAATATCACCAGAGATAATGCACAAATGTTCTGTTTTATGCACTGCGCCAGTCAATACCGTGCCCTTGCGAATCAGCATCTTGCGGGCATACAAACCCGGGGCAAAATGGTGCCACACCGGGCATTCAACCTGCGGATAATCCTCTAGCGCCCGTTCCAGGCGCAGCACCTTTTCGCGCTCGCTGATACCGAAGGTAACTTCAGGCGTGACGCGCTGCACTAGATTCATGATGCAACGTACTCCGAGCCGCTGATATTCAGGAATGCGCCGTTGCCGTCTGCAAACAGTTGCATCCCGGCCTCAACCTTGTGCCCAATCGCCTCAGACACAGGCACAGCCTTGCCCGCAGGGATCGACTTGCTCACGATTTTCGTCGAATTGCCAGCCACGGAGCCGAGGTACAGATTGAACGTGATAGGCGCGCCAGTCGGGTTATTGACGGACACGGCGGAAATAGTCGCACTGGTCAATGCTGCCGGCGCATATACCGAGGCAGCAGCACCGGTCAGGGTCGCGGCCTTCACCAAAACTTTGTATGACAGTGCCATTAGGCAACCCTCCAGCCCGAAAAGTTAGTCGCTGACGCACCCGTCGCAGTCGTATCAGCAAGCGTGCTGAGATAACGCATCGTCACAGTATTACCGGCGTTGAGATTCACCAATCCAGATGTACCGCCAATGGTTGATGCGCCAGATGACGATGTGAGTTGCTGCATTCTAATCACTTCTGCGCCATTTACATACAGCATCAGTTGACGGTTGGTTGATGTGGTTTGTGTGCCGAACACATGGCCGTGAAATACGTAAAGCCCGGTAGCGGCGGCAGTAAATACGCCAGTCGTCGGGTCGTACTCGCCCAGCGCATCATTTAGTTGTGTGTCGCAGATGACCAACAGCACAGCACCAGCGCCGGCAGCCTGGCCAGTACTGGCATAGGCAGAGAAATAGCTAGACGCAAAGCCATCTAGCTTGGCTTTGTCCGCTGCCGACATGAACCCAGCAGTAGAAGTAGTCGCCACGGCATGTTGCGTACCACCGCCACGAACCCCGTGCTGAGTATCCGTCGCCAATATGCCCACCTGGATATCGTCCGCATTGACGACAATCGAGCCATCCGCATTGGCGCCAACGTTGAATGTGCGGTCAGCCGAAAGGTTTCCGCCACCAGTCAGGCCAGCGCCAGCCGTCAGCGTCCGAGCGTTCGGCACATGATCGGCATTCAGTGCATCCAAGACTAGTTTGTCCGTCGCGGACATGAAGCCAGCAGCAGATGTGGTGGCCGCCGCGTGCATGTCCGGGTCTTCCCAGAATCCGTGACCACGCTCGTCAGCCACGAATGCCTGCAATTCCTCGATCTGCAACGCCAGGCCAGCATTGATCTGCCCTTGCGGATTGTCGCTAGTGGCTCGTTCCAGTGCCAGAACATCTTTGATTAGCTGACGAACAAGCGCCTCAATGACGGAAATGTCCGTGCCATTGCTGCCGCCAATACGCCCCATGAGTTGCTGCAGCCAGATCCACCACGGGCGACTGATCTGCCCAGAGCGCGGATCAATGAACGGCTCACGGATATTCGGTAGGTCTACCGTGCTCATGACGTGCCCGATTGCGCTTCAAGAAAGGCGCCTTGGAAGGCAATTTTCGCATTGGCAGTGGTGGAGATACGGAACACACGATCCCGGCCCATGCCTAGTCGATTCCATTGCACAAGCTGCCAATACTCACCAACCTTGCCAAGTTTCTGCACCAGCGTAGACGGCCAGGTATTCCCGCCATCATCCGACCACGACAGCCAGATTTCAGGGTCTACCTCACCGGAAACGGGTAGGCCAGCGTTACCCACGGCAACCTGGCAATCCAGCACGAACTTGCGGAAGAACTGCCGATAGCCCGAGTTTGTGATGTGCGGGAAGTCCTTCAGCCGCAGGATTTCGGCGCCGTCATCGGTGTACGTGTCCAAATCCAGCTCGTAGATATTGCCGTTCTCGAAGTCGCCAACGAGGTTCTTGCCGTCGAAATACGCGTGCGAGTTAGCCCGGTGACGCGTCGTCGTGTTATCCGGCAACCGGTACTCACGCTCATGCCACAGGTTGCTGGCAACGTCGAAGCACCACGTTTTCTTAGCGGTCGGGAAGGTCAGCAGAAAGAACGTGTGCCCCTCTTGCTGGTACGTCCACGAAAACGCATCGTCTACCGTGTCATAGCTGGCAATGGCGGTTTCTAGCGCATGGTCGCTAACCCGCTGCGGCTGATAGTTCTGCGCGCGGAACACCATGCCGCCGCCGTTACGATCCCGGCCGAGCCAGTAGATCGTGTTATCCAGCCGGTTCACCGAGAACGGTGCGATACAGCCAACCTCGTTGAATGCCCCTTGCATGCGGGCAAAAGGCGCATCCACGTCGCCGGAGTCATAGAAGATTTCAAGACTCGTCGGGCCGAACAGCCAGAGTTCCAGGTGGTCAACCACCATCGAGACGATGTTATCCGGCGATCCCTCTGCGCTAGCGAAGTCCAGTGGATCAACCGTCGTCGCGTACAGTCCAGTCCAGTAAAACTGCTGCGTGCCAGGCTTGTTGAAAACAAACCGGCCGTTGATGAAAAACACGAAGTTCGCACCCAGCCAGCCATCGCCGGACATAGCAGACACCGCATAGGTGCCAAGCGCTACGACAGGAGCGTTTAGCGTGCCGTCGACAAACACCGCAGAGGTGCCATTGTCCGCCGCGATCATTCGGCCCTTGGCCGTCGCCAGCGTGGCAAGCTCAACCCATGTGCCGGCGTTGTAGCGATACAATTTGGAGCCACGGGCAGCGAACTGCGTGCCGTTACTTGCGACGAACTGTAGGCGCATCGGGCCATCGCCAGGTACCGTGCTCCACAGCTTCAGCCCGGGCGTGCCGTAGTACGTGACAGGTGCTGGCGAGCCTTGCGGGTTGATTTCCGCGTACAGGTTCACCATGCGACCAGTCCCGGCAATCTTGCTGCGGGTAGATCCGGCGCCGGTCGTGAGGGGGATTCTCATGGGCGGTCAGTGAAGATGTTAAAGCCGCGATCCATCTTGCCCATCGGCATGCGGTCTGGCATTTCCAATTGCCGAATCCGCGTGTTGACCGCCTTCAGTTGCTTTAGCGTGCCCTTCGCCAGTTGCGCGATATCAGGCCGTAGAGGCGATCCAAACGAGGCGCAGAGCCACTTAGCCAGATTGAAACGCACCGGCGCCTGGTACTCAGGCGGCAACCCTAGATCGTCCGCAATCGTGGTGTAGATCGGGAACGGGATGCGCACGGTCAACTGGATTTCACCAGCGCCAGGCTGCGGCCAGACGTACAGCGTGCCCTGCGGATTCGTAGGCTCGTACAGCACCGCATCAGGGATATTGCCCGGCAGAGACTTAACCGCGATGCGCTGCCAGTCCTCCAGCGTGCTCAAGATCGCCAGCGGATAACTGGTCGTGTTCGGCGTATCGTTGTAGATCGCCTGCAGGATGGCAGTGGGCCGATCCGTGTCCACGTCAGCGCCAATGCCGATGGTGTACGTCATGGCGCCGGTCATTGGCACCGTGATATTGCGATGCGCGTACACCTCCAGATCATCGGTACGCCACAGCGCCAGCATCTGCATCAGCGTCTCAAACGCAATATCTGCGTCATCAGCGTTCAGCGTCTGCCCATTGCCAAGAATGCCGGCATCACGCATCGCATGCTCAATAATCTTGTTGACGGTCGTGGATCCGTCCAGCGTGGCAACTACCGGCATAGCTAATCCTTAGGCTTTCGCCTTAGCGATTTCGGCTGCAAGGCGATCATCGCCCCAGCGCTTATCAACCTTGATCCCGAGCGCAAAGGCTTCGTCTAGCAGGCTGGGCTTAACCCCCTCACCGGCACTAGAAAAGCCATCAGCACGAAAAGCCTTTTCCTCGTCAGCGTTCCAGGCCAGCACATACTTGGCCTCAACGTCGCCGCCGAGATAAAGGCACTTGGGGAATTCCTGCATCCCAAATCTCCAAAAAAAGAGCCGCCGAAGCGGCCCAATAGGGGGATGAATTACGCAATCACACCGGTAAGCGTTGCATCCGGACGCACGTAGAAAATCAGGTACGCTTCAGATGCCGTCGGGGTAATGCCCGAGCCAGTGTTATTCGAGAACGTGATGCCGACAGTATTAGCCGCCGAAACACGCGCACCAACAATGCCGAGCCCAGCTTGCGCGCTAGGCTTATTCACGTACACATAGTCACCAGATTTGACGCCGGGAACCGTGAAAGTCTGCTCTGCCGTGGTATTAGCAGCAACCAGCGCAGGAGACAGGGTTACGGTGATAACACCGAGCGCCTGCGCGTTGCCCATGATAATGCCAGCCATGATTTACTCCGGTTGGTTAGCCGGTGTCACCACGTTGAGATGATAACACCGGCATGGGCGATTTAGTTGCTCAAAATTCGGGCTGCAAGCTGGGCGCGCAAGGTCTTGTAGCCATACAAAATATCAATTCGGCAGGGCAGATTGTCCGAGTTGATATCGTACTGACGCACGATACGCAGCGACAGGCCGTCATAGACCTCACGGGCCGAGAAGTCAACGCCCTTCGGCATCACCAGATCGGCGGTGACGAACGCGAAAGCATCCTTGTGGAATGCCAGGCTGGGCTTGTAGACCTGCGATGCACCGCCAACCTTGGTCAGAGCTGCGCCGTTCGGCATACCGCCAGCGGTCACGTTTTGCGCGCCGGTGGTGGTGTAGATCGCCGGGGCAAACGACAGGACGCCAGCGCCGCCGGCGTAGTCGGCAGTCACGACGAACTGTTGCAGCACGCCGGTATCCGCCTTGGTTTCCGGGTGGACGCGGTTACAGCCAACCACCGTGAACACATCACCCTTCTTGAAGGTGGTAGCGCCAGCAGCCAGGGTAACGGTGGTCGAGCCGTTCGTGGTCACAGCGCCGTTGACGGTGTAGCCGGTGGCCGATGCAGCGGTGCCAGTGGTTTGCGAAGGCAGCAGCGTGTTTTCGTAGATGGGGTCAAAGCCAGCGGTGATGCCGACCATGCCGTCTCGATACTGCTTCGAAATCTGCGTGCTGTCGTGGAACAGACCCTTCAGACCATCGACCAGATCTAGGTTGTCTTGGGTGTTCAGGATCAGTTTGCGCTGCGAGTTCGGCGCCAGGTTGTCGGTGAGCAGTTTGCGGGCCGTCAGCACCTTGTTCAGCGTGGCAGCCGAGCCGATGTTGTTCACTGCGTTGTAGACGTCCAACGCCATGTTGAAGGCGTCGGCTTCCACGTTCGCAGCCAGGACGGCCATCGCCGGTTCCAGCACGCGGTCAGCGAAGTCATCCAGCGACAGGGTCAGCTCAGCGGACGAGAACGTAACGTCAACGCCCTTCTGAGTCCCCATCACGACCGACACGCTCGATTCGGTGGTGTCTTGGGTGGACAGGGTCTTGCCGGTACGAATAGTGTACTGGTTCGGCAGGCGCACCTTCAGCGTGTCACCGATCTTGGCACCAGCGATGGCGTAGGAGTCATCGTAGGAGCGGTTGATCGAGCCGATGAAGTTCAGCTTCTGATGCAGGATTGCCAGCGCCTTGCGCGTGACGGCGGTAGGGGTAAGGATCGAATTGGGCATGATTTCCTCAGCGGTTAAAGGTTTGCTTCATGCGCCTTACTTGCGTCCGGCATTCCTACGCATCCACTCATCAATCGGCAGATCGTCGGAAAGCCCTTCACTCGTTGCCTTACCCGTGCCAATCGGCTTAATGGGAGGCGGCGCGTTAGAGACAGGTTTTTGGGCCTTCGGCTGGCTCAGCTTCAGTTCAAGCTTCGTCAGTTCGCGGGCCATTTGGATCGGAGGCAATGCCATAATCCGAGCCGCTTCATCGAGATCCGTGCCAAGGTGGTGAAGGAGCTTTGCCCCAGCATCAGATTCGGTCGCCATTTCCAGGAATTGCCTGTTGACGCCAACCATCTGAAGATTTGCCACGGCCTGGTCGAAGTCCTGAAACTCCGATTTGCCAGCGGCATAAACCTTGTTACATGAATCGTTGAATCGCTGCTCGGCAACCAGCTTTTCGGCTTCCTTGCGGGCCAACGTCTGCACGTCTGCCTGCGGATCGCCTTGCTGGTACTGATCACCTTGCGCAACAGCCTGGCGGAGTCGTTCCACCTCTGCGCGCAATTCTTCAGCCTGCCGCCTTTCCTCGTACTTCTGTCGCGTCAGCTCGCCAATTCGCTTCTGGAACCAAGGCTCCTTTTTCTGGGCCTCTTCCTTCTGCTCGTCGGTTTGCTGCTCGACTTCCTGCCCCGTGGTCGCTTCGGAGCTAACTTCTTTGGTTTCGACCTCAGTAGCACCCAGTTCAGCCGGATTAACGGCGTCCGTCGGCGTCACGTCCTGCATTTCTTCCATGGATATCATCCAAGAGATTTAGCCCGGTGATACAGCACCGGTACTGTTGATAATCTCGGCATCTGATGCCGAATTCTCATCATTATATACCTGAGATTCGCGCATTTCATCTTCCTGCGCAAACTCGCGTTGTTCTTCAACCAGATTAAGGCCGAATTCTGCGGCGATAACCTGCGAAATCTGCTGCGGCATCGTTTGATACAGCAGTTTCAAGCGATCCGTTTCCTTACCATACCGTTCAAGCGTCAGTTTCTGTAGTTCAACGTCCTTGTCCTCGACAGCTTGGTTATATTCCTGACCCAGCGCCTGCAATTGTGCCTGGCACTGCTCCAGATCCTGCTTGAGCTTCGCCACTTCCGGCGATTGCTTGTCGTCAGCCAGCCCGGGCGGCAGGAACTTAGCCAGACGCTCAGCCAATTCCTCAGCCATCGGGAAATCGGCCGCCTTCATAATCAGGTCACCAGCCTTATTCATCAGATCGGGATTGCCCTGCACCATCTGCGTCATGGTTTCGAAGGCTTCAGCACGGCGCGAGGTGTAAGACGGGCCGACAGCGACAGTCACGTCATAGCGCCCGACATTCAGGTTATAGATCGCCTGAATATCGCCGCTGATATCCTTGGTTTCGCGCACCGCTTCCGGCTGATTCGGATCAATCTGCGCCTGTTCGTCGCTTCCATCCTCGCCCAAGATGCGGATAATCCGGGGCGTGTCGTAAATCTTCGGGATCAGGTCAACCAGGATCTTGCCGGTATAGCGGATGGCTCGACTCAGGTTGTCGATGAAGTGGAAGTTGGCAACGTCGCTTTCCATCTGGCGGGCACGGATCGCACGACCTGACGTCTCATTCGAGCGCGCACCCATAGCGGCGTCATACTGGCCGCTAGCCATCTTCATTTCCTCTTGGGCTACCTGCATACCCTGCATGTACGCAGACGGCATCACAGGCGGCTGGGCACGCTGCGGCATCGGTACAGCATCGCCATTTTCGTCAACGTGATTCCACGGCAGATAGGCCAGGTTCTGCGTGTTGGCGTTCTGCCAGAACGACTCATAGCCCTCGATGGCAGCAGCAGGCGCAACCCAAGGCGTTTTGGACTGCAGCGCAACCGATTCAGTAGCAGAGCTAGTCCAGTAGTTGTACATGCGCGCCGGATCCTTCATGTAGCGCGTATGGCCTTTGCGGTCGATCTTGCCGTCAATCTCCGTCTCTTCGCCCACCACTCGGACAATAGGGATGTATTGGCCCAGCCAATCGCGCGATTCCAGCACCACATCGCCAGCAATGAAATGCCACTCGACCGACTTAGTCTTGACCGGCCTGGTTCGCGCAGCCATCGCCTTCGCTTCCTTGCGCTGCTCTTCAGCCAGTTTCCCAAGGCGGATAAGCGTCCCATCTTCCAGCGCAATCAGCGTGTCCTCTTTCTCTACGATGCGGAAGTACTCAGCCAGGCGAATCTTGTCCTTGCTCAGCCATTCGCTAGCCGTGGCGTTATCCATCGGCCAGGACACCGCCTCTTGACCCGGGTAGCGCGCCTCGAATTCTTCCTTTGTAATGTCCTCGAACACAAAGCCGAAGCGCGCATCACAGCCGTCCGCCTCCTGGATATCCGGGTCTAGATAGACGTTCAGCGGGTTCTTGATCCGCTTGATGTAAATCTCTTGGTCGAATGTGTCTTCGTAGGCGTAATCGGTGGTGATGCGCCAGTATCCGATACCAGCATCTACCGCGAATTCGCACGCCGTTTCGTAGGCCACGTCAGCCGATGAGCATGCCTCAATGTGGCGGATAATACCGTTGAAGATTTCGGCTGTCTTGCGGTCAGCACCGTTATCAACAGGCACAACGCGAACAGCCGGCGCATTCTGGCGCACCTCATTGGTAATCTGCCGGTTATGCTGGATCGTCTTGTTGATCGTCAGGCAGGGCCGGCGGTCCAGCTCGCGGGCATTGCGGATCAGGTCAGGCCACTGATAACCGTTGTCGCTGTCGCCGTGGGCGAATCGCAGATCCTGCAGGAATAGGTTGCGAAACTCGCTCTCAGCGTCCCGGCAGCGCTTAAAGCGATCCTGCGCTTCCTTGACCAGCTTGTTATCGGGATTCTCTTTCTTCGCCATTGTCGTCTCAGCCTAACCAGCCACCGGCAACAGCCGGAATCTCGCGCCGCTTTGGCGCTTCCTCGCGTTTCTTTCGTCTGTCAGAGACGATCCCAGGGAACAACTCGGTAAATGCCCATACCGCAGCATCAGCCCGGTTAGGGGACGATTCCCCGAGATATCCAACCGTTGAGAATGCCGCCAGCTCATCTTCTAAGTCGCGATAATACCCTACGTGACGGATTTTGCCATGCTCGTATAAGGATGCGATAGGCTCAGCACGCACCGCTTTACCTCGCGTGGCGGTAACAATCTTGTATGGAGTCCTTGGCCTTGCCGTCTGGATAACGTGCTTGACCATCGCGCCGCCGTAGTTGGTTTCGCCCACGATCACATCCGCAGCATGGCGATCAAATGCATCCGTTGCGACCTTCCCCCAGGTTGCCGGCCCAGCCTTCACAGTGCAGTCTTCCAGGAGATAGGCGTTGCCGTCAGTGCCAAGACCGGCAACGATAATACCGATTGCATCGTTATCAGCGTTCGCCTCATCGTCAGATCCAGACGGGTCAACCGCCACAACGATCCGAACCATATCAGGCAGCGTCTGATCGATCACCCGCCATTTCTCGATGTTTTCATCAGGGAATAGCTGATTCGGGTTTGCATCAGCGAATTCGCCGTCAAGAAATCGCTTTCTCAGCCGCGCTGATAATGAGTTGAGCGTGTCGATATAACCAGCCGTCAGATTCTCCGCATTATCCATCGGATTAATCTGGAACGAATCATAATCGTCCGGTCGCGGCAGAGGCATTTTCGTCTCTGGGTCGCGCTTGAGCTTGAATATCTGATATGACCAGTGCGCCTTAGATGGCGGATTGCAATCGTAATACATGCGCGGCCGCATTGGCTTAGACACGCCGTCCACTACCTGATCCACCTTCTGCGCCAGGCGAGTAACAGCCACCCCAACACTACCCCATGCGATTTGAGACGATTCGTTTAGGTATATCGTCACATATTCCTGGCCCAGAATCTTTTCCGTGCGCTCTTTATCGTCCAGACCACCAAACCAGATCTGCGAGCCATTATCAAACTCTGCATACCAGTCTGTTTTGTTGATGTGATACTTGACGCCTGGAAACGCGATATCCATTACCTTCGGGAAGGTATCCAGTATTACCGAGTTCTTAACGTGGTTGAAGCGGAAGCGCAGGATAGCGTGGCGGCTCTTTGCTGCCTTCAGCGCACGGAATACAACGTTGCGCACCAGAAGAAAAGTCTTACCACTGCGAGAGCCACCGAATAGCATCAGGTGCGTAGCAGGCCCAGACAAAATAACCTGCGCCTGCGCCTGCTTCGGATTTAGCTTCATAGCGCTTCGTCTTGCGGCGTGGACTGAATGATAATGGCCCCGCCATTAGCCCCAGTGTGCTCATTCTGGATTTTGTCGCCGTATTTCTTCGGAAGCAGTTTAGCCGCCACCCATTTTCGAGCATCGATTTGGAGACGACGGTGCTCGATCATGTCAGCCTCAGTAATCTCCAAACCAGTCGCTTTCGATACGGTTTTCTGCCCGATTACCTGATTATCAGCGATATAAACGATTTCATCGGCAAGCGTCTGGGCCTGCTCCTCCCGAGCACGCGCGTATTGGTCGCTAAAGCTTTCGTATTTTCCAAGCCATCGAAATACAGTCGCTCGGTTTGGCATGCGATCTTCCGAGCAAATCTCGCGCAAACTCTCGCCATTACAAAGTCGCTCGCAAATCTCGTCTGCGAGTTCGTCTGAGTAATCGCTTGGTCGACCAGTTGGTTTTGCTGGCTTCTTTGCCATTATCACCCCATGTAGGTGCCGGTTGCGCCCGGCGTTGCGCGTGCACTACCACGGCAACCGCTTATCGATGGTGTGATTATAGCATCAACCTAGTACCGCTCAAGCGTAGTCATATTGAGCGGGCGTTGGATCCCGAATAGGCTGGCGGTCGTGTTCGTGTCATTCAGGCTGACTGACTCGCAGCGGATCCACACATCGCTCTTCTCTGCAATGGTGTTGACAGCGCAACCGTCTGCCTCATGGCGGTATGGCCCCTCAGAGCCATTTGATAGTTCTATGCCCTTGATTAACCGTCCTGCCTGGTTCTGGATGCACAGGCTATAGGAGGCGTATCGGGTATTGGTGTCGGTGCGGTTGATCGACAACACCATGCTCAGAATGTCGTAGGCGAAGCCTCCAGGAACCGTGTACATCGAGCTGCGGGCCAGCCCTACGCCAACCTGCATATATGCGTACGTTGCGCCTAGCCCTCCTGCTGCACGAATCTGGATTGCGCCGGCATTTGCCCCGCCTACAGTGCCTGACGTCACCACAACTACAGAGTTGATCCGCAGCATCGTCGGCGTGATCGGAACAGGCGTAGTGCCGTTCATCGTGACTACCACGGTCTTGGCCGTATAGTCCGAGTCCAGATAACCGATCACGATCGTCCTGGCCCCACTGCCCGCCGCAGCGTCATTGGCGCTATCAGAGACTGCCTCCATTGCGGTGGCACTCGTTGGCCTCGGAATAAGCCTGTGGTCTACGCCATTAACAGTTCCCAACGCCGCGCCAGCCCAAACGTCCTCTGGCTGCGTCCCTGTATCAATATCAGGGTTATTACCAAGCGTTGCGATTCTCGTTATGCCTGGCCCGAGTGCGCCGACTGAGGCCAGGTATTGCCAATCGTTTGTCAGCATTTCCCATCATCCTTTGTTGTTACAACTTGTTAGATGTTGGGATTCTGCGCCTAGATTGCTGTGCTAGCAATCACTTTTGTTACTTTGCTGGCGATTTTAGACCGCGCCAAGGTCGCAGCAAATAGAACGGTTCATATTCCTTGCCGTCTTTGCCGTCCCCAAGATACCAATGCCTGCCATCGAAATAATCAGGCGCAGAATCCAAGCCTTCACAGCCCCAATCCCGTTGATACCAGCCCACCCGCACCGGCTTCGCCTCAGCCGGATACCAGTCTGTGTATTTGCTCATGTCATTCTCCCCCGGCGTGCCTGCGAATTGCTTCATTGTTGCTCCTTGAGTGCAATATTACGAAGATGTGTAGCCCATTCCGCAGCAACTACCTTCATCACTGGATGCTTAAGAATCTCTTGCGCAGCTTCTTCCAGCGCCGCCGCGCGTGATGCTTGCCAGGCTTCCCAGGCTGCTGTCTTTTGATCCGGGCCGCCAAACCATACCCAATCCTCAGCCCACTTTTCAAACGCCTCACGCTGTGTGCTCATAAATCCCCCTTGTTAGTACCCACTCACTTGCTCAGCAACAGCACCACCAGGATTACCCAGCCAATCGGCCCCATCCCGATCAGAAACGCGCCTAGCATTACCAGCAGAGCGCCAGCAATGAACAGGCCAAATGTCGCTCCTACGATTTCCATTAGGTCTTTGCCGGTCATTTCTTCCCCCGTTATTCCACTTGATCGTATGCCATAGCCAGCAGACGTTTATCCGCCTTCGTCAGCACATCCAGCAGGAGGCGCTTTTCCTCCAAATACACAACCGCGAACTTAGGGTCATGCATGACTATGCTTGATGTGTTGCTAATCAGATCAGCGCATTTGATCGTTTGAACCCATCCCGGGGCATTCGCCAGCCTATCCCGAGACTTAGCCTTGCGTTCCGCACGGTTCCCCGTCTCCAAATCTGAAAGCCATTCAACGCCCAGCGCAACCTCATATCCGAATAGCGACATAAGGTGCCCCACCGCAACAGATTGATCCTCGACGCAATCATGCAGCCATGCGGTAGCGATCATTTCTCCTGGCTCGTCATGGTCATCAATCACCGTAGCCACGATTCCAGCCACTTCCGCCAAGTGATCGATATATGGATTGTTGGTGTACTTGCGGCGCTGGGTTTTGTGCACCTCTCTGGCAAATCTCATTGCCTGGTATGCCAAACTCATTTCTACCCCCTGCTTTTAGACATTACTTCCCCTAGGGTGGATAGCCGACCACCTAATCTCCATTCCATCCCTGTACTGCCAAGATAGAACCAAGTGCGCGTGACGAGTGTATTCCTCTATATCCGCCCGGTCAGTCTTCCACCCATTACCCGAGCAGTTTTACTCTGTACCTACACCAAGTCAGAGTCGGCGCGCCTGCGGTGTTCTCAGGGCCGGTCTATTCTCCTTGGCAGCCGATACAAGCTCACTACTAACGCGAAGGGTGCGGCTAGACATGACAAAGCCCCGGTAACACATTGCGGGTGGGCCTTTGGCGAAGGCAATCGGCGCTTGCTCTCACACAGCATTCCGACTACATCCACCCGCAATATATTCCGGGGCTTCTTAACTAAGCTGTGAGAGATTTGCGCCAGATTGCCAGATCCAGCACTTACATCTTAGCATCGCATTGTGATACTCGCAACACCTACCGCAAAACAATGGGCGCCTGCCTGACGCCCAGCCCATTCTACGCCGTAGCGGATAGGGACTTGAAACTGGTGAAGTAGTGTGGATTCGAACCACCGTACGGCATGACACCGTACTGCTATCTAGCCTAGCGACCGTGCCATCCGGCCATTCTCTCCCTCATCTAGCCACCCGATACGACTGTCGGGCTCTACTTGCCTTGAGTGGTTCACCCGATGGCTAGATGAGGCGCCTGTCTTTCCAGGCCGTCACCGCAGTATAGGTGCGGTTCACTGGCTTATTTAACGCGGCCAACTCGGACTGCTTACGGCAGTCAATCGCCAGGTGCTGGAGTGGGAGTGTAGCGCACACGCGTATGGCTACAGCTTCGTCACAGGCTTAGGTACCTGATGGATGAATCATACACGTTCGATGCGGATTGCGCAACTAGCGTGGCATTGCATCCTCGATCGCGCGCCTCAGAAACGCCCAGCTTACCGAGTGCAAGATCGCCCCGTAGATCTCCGCTGCCAGCTCGAGCCGCTCCATTTCCTCGTCCGTCGCCAGGTACAGTTCGCTATCGTCCTCCGCATGGCAGCGCTCGAATACGCTAGTCAGCGCGTCTAGCCCAGCCTTGATATCCGGCATCAGGTGACGATGGCGCGCGACCCTGCTGGCGGCGTAGTATGCGACCGACAATCCGGCGGCCAGATCATGGTATGGCCTGGTGCCAGCCGTGCCCATCCTGAAAGCCAGCAGCGCCGTGTTGATCGGACCGAGGATCGCCTGAATCTGCCCAGCCTGGATGCGCGTAGGCCGGCCCAGATTCGACGCCATGCGCTCAGCCCATGCCCGCTCTGCTCCGGCTTGCTGGGCGCGTGTATTGCGCTCTTGGCGCGTTTTAACGGCATTGCTAGTCATCCCATTCCCCTAGTGACTAGTAGCATGCTCCCAGCATGCCTCTTCGATAGATCGCGCATCCAGCATATCCAGATTCACGCCGGCCACAATCTTGTCCTTCACCTTCAATATTGCGGATTCCACATCAACGTGCGCAGGCTCATCCGGGCTGATGTTCGGCCCGTTGCCAATGTCGCGATCGCCTGGCGAGAACGGGTAGTAGGTGTAGCGGGCTACGATCTCCCCGGTTAGCTCGATACCGTAATCGTCGCTGAACAGCTCGATAGGGATATGGCAGACGCCAGTGCGGGTTGTGTTCATGATTGCCCCAATATCTCGCCAATTCTCGTATTTCCATCGCCACCATATGGCAAACAAAGCTCATCCCAGTCATCCGGCAGATCATTTACCGACCTGATCTCACCGACGCAGCGCATTGGATACATCACATCCGTTGCAATTTCTCTCCAATGCCCAGCAGCAATATCCATTGCATGCCCCTCGTCTTCTGCCTCCACCACGGCGACAACCTCTGCCCTAAGTTCAAATAGCGGCATCTCTCTCACTCCGTTTCGCAAGGCAGCGTATCCGGGATAGGCGCCTTACTGCGCGCAATCCTCGAATCAATAGCATTGGTAAAGTGCTCGACGACGCTACCCTTCATCAAATCCACGTCACCAATCTCTAGCAAAGGACTGACCCTGAATGCCTGCTCTCCTGCTTCCGTGTATCGCGCGCCAATGTACCGAATTGCCTCGCGCCATCGCGCCGCGTCCCGTGCATCTTGGCTAGCAACAGCCTCGTCAGCCTTCTTCAGCGACTGCGACGACACGTAGTAGCTAATGCACGTCCAGATATAGGTGAGTTCCATCGCGTTCAGCGACACCCTGCTCGGCGGCAGCTTCTCTGCATGGCGCTGGAACGACAGCGCATCTGCGATCTTGGCGGATAGGCCTGGGTATTCGAATTCTTGGCTCATTGCTCGCTCCTAGCCGGCAGATCGCGGATTTGCTCAAGCAACATCTGCACGCCGTTTTCCGAAAGATAGCCCTCCACATCCTCGGTAATCGGCGTGTCATAGCAAAGTTTCCAGTCATCGCCAACGAAGCGGATCACGCCAAGCTCGAACAACCCATCCTCACCACCGTACGAATACGGCCCACGAATCACACTCGCGCCGTACCCGTTATCAAACCTGTACAGCCATTGGTTGTTCACGCGACGATCACCATCCGCCTCGTTATACTTGTACGGCTCAATCTTGCTCATGTTCACTCCCCTTGTTGATCTTTAGCGCGATCCAACGCCCTCTTAGCGTTCTCTGCAATCACCTTGCGCACATCCGGAGTTGTTCCGAACTCTGCCAGGCAATAGCAAAGCTTCAGAGACTCGACCAGCTCCCGCACAAGATTCTCCCTGTCTGCTACTCGTTCGGCGCATTGTTCCGCTGATCTGCACATTTCGTATCCCTTTATTCTTTGTTGTCGATGAGATCAAGAATTACTCGGCATCGCTCATCCGCCAGCAGCCCATGACACATCCCATCTTCGGCCAGAGCCTTGATCCTCTCAATCAATTTGCACAATGCCATGATGTCGACCTTTGCATCAATTAAAGCGTACTCAATGGCTGCCGGCGACATTTCAACCATCCTTTGCGGATCGCACACTTCCCATTGGCGGAGTTCTCGCCCAGACGCTAGCTTCATTTCATCCCCTGTTGTGCTGCGATGTAGATACTGTAGCAGGCTGATGCGGGAATCGCAACATATTTATCGCATGACAGCCTCAATTGCTTGCTCGACCGTCTCCACCACCGCCACATGGCCTTGCCACTCAGCATGCCACTTCATCTGGTCTGGCGTGAGCTTCCGCGCGCTAGGCGGCTTGGAGCCGTCTTTCAGCTCTAGGACCGAGTTCATCCCGCGCCAGCCCACGAGCAGATCCGGGCATCCCGCGCCGACAGCGTGTAGCGGCTGGACAGTCGCGCCGATCTTTCGTAGCGCGGCGATGATCTCCGCTTGGTTAGCGTCTACCTTAGCCGCTCGTCTCACAGTTCAAACCCCAGTTGCTCGCTCTTGCGGTCGGTTTCTTCGTAAGCGTCCAATAGCGATTGCTGGCGCTGGGCATCCTCGATGCGGCGGCATGCGATGTCGAAATATTTTGGCTCGCGCTCAATGCCGATGAATTGCCGGCCCATACGCACCGCTGCTACACCTGTCGTTCCAGATCCCATGAATGGATCTAGGATCGTTTGCGGCTTGCCGGCTTGCTCTATGCACCACGCCATAACAGCAACGGGCTTCTGGGTCGGATGCACGCGCTGCTGCCCCTTTTCCTCGCCATCTCGAAGCATGCCGTGCCACATATGCCGCATGATTCGTACGGCTTTCGGCAGATTCGTCCACGCCAGTTCGCAATCGGCAAAGTCATTGCTCCCGTTCACTTTGTCCCATACCAGCCAGCAAGACGTGGCTGGCAGCGCGTAGTAGTTTCCCCCAAACACCACTGCATGCTTCCCGGCCCCAATAACTGCAGCCATAAGTTCGTCGCTAATCGGGTTCTTGTCCCAATTGAACGCGCCATAGTCCGTCGCCTTTGCCAGCTTTCCGCGCGATGCGACCTTATCGCTGTTCTCGTTGATACCATACGGCGGATCACTGATGACGCAATCCACCTTCGCCAGCGTCGGCAGAACTTCCCGGCAGTCGCCAAGGATCAGGCGTGCATTCCCAATAATTTCTTCTTTCATGGTTCCCCCTAGTTATCCACTTCGTTATCCGTATGCAGCCCCTTGTACGGATCAGGCAGCCCGTTCACGATGCGCTCCACGGAATAACATGCTGCGTCGTCGGCAGCCCTCGAATGTTGCGCAGATTCACACCAAACGCGTGCATGAGCCCATCCCATCGGTACTTTGATCGACCCGGGCTGCCCATCGCCTCCCAGGCTTGCAGGCCGTTCCAATCAGTGACAACGCAGGCCTCAATCATCCGACCACTGTTGCCACGCTCGCGCGTCTGCTCGATAAGGCCAAGCGCAATGAGCTGGCGCGTGAAATGGCGCACGGAATCCTTGTTGCAGCCAAACGACACGCAGAACTCGGCAGGGCGGATACGGCCGTTCATGAGTAGCTCGGCTTTCAGAGAACTAGCGATGCTCATCTTTTACCCCTAGCGCTGTCTTTGCCATCTTCACCACCGCATAGGCCATCTTTTCGCCGGCATCTACGCGAGCCATGACCCGATGCGCCCAATCCAGATTTTTCTTCTCCGTCTGTTGTAGCGCCAGTATCTTCGAGACTTCGGCCTCCACCTTTTCTCTGCTTGCCGTAGCCCTACCAGGCGCAGGCAAGGCAACCATGCGCGGCGGCACAGGCTTGATTTCGCCCTTCATGACTCGCTTCAGCGCTTCGCCGAAGCGCTTTTTTAGGCGGTTCTCATCGCTATTGAGCATGTCGAAGTCGCCAATCTCAGCGGCGGCCCAGAACAGCGCAGGATTCGACCACTGGTCACGGCCGTCCTGACGCATGCGCATCTGATAGCAGGCTTCGTGAAGAGCCGAATCAATGTCGATTTCCGGCTTGCAGAGATTCAGAAATTCCGGAAGGGTCGGCGGCCACGCTTCCCCCTTCAGCGCTTCGACGCCAGCGGCCAATTCCTCCTTCGTCAACCTAGCCAGATCCACCGCCCATTGTTTGCGCATCGTGTCGCGCGGGACGTTAGCCCATTGCCGGTGGAATTTGTCGCCGTAATACACCTCAAAGCGAGTCAGCAACGAATCGATCCAGTGCGCCGGCAGAGCGTTGCTCGGCCAATCAGGAGATGCGGAGGGCTGAGGCTTCGATTGTGAAGGGGTCTTCTGGGTCATATTCATTTGCGATGCTCCGTCCGGTAAGTTCGTCTGCAACAATCCTCATCTGCGCTGCACGATCATCCATCCCATGCCGCAGGATTGGCTTCCCAAGCTGGCCCGCGTACTGGTTGTACTTCGTGGCGTTAAACAAGGTTTCTGGCCGCAGGTACTTCTCCATCGTTGTACCCATCCACTCTGCACACTTGCGAGCAATGACCTGCTTCATTTCCTCGACTGTTGCTCCCTCCCTTAGCCGCGATGCGATTTTCTCAATATTGGAAGCAACAAGGCGATAGCCGCTGTTCGTCTTGGCGTTCAGGAAATCCAGAACTTCGCGCACATCGTCGGGCCTGCCCGACATAGTCTTTTGATCTTCTCCTTTCTTATCTTCTCTTATCCTATCTAATCTTATCGGTTCGCCATGGGTTAGCGACGGGTTAGCCATGGGTATCCCATGGGTTTCCGGTGGGTTAGCCATGGGTTCTTTTTGTGCTGGCTTTGCCTCTTTCTTTGGCCTGCCACCTAGCTTGCCGTTCTTCCAGTTAGCAATCAGTGTGGCGTTGTATTCGGCCCATCCGCAGACCTCAAGCACGCCTGATTCATCGCGCGATACATACCCGCAGGCAGTCATGGCGGCCTCGAAATCGGCGTCACCCTTGTATCGGCAGATAGCCCGGAGCGCAGCGGCGTTGAGATTATCGAATGCGTACATTCGTCTCTGCTGGCAATGTGCCCAGAGGCGGATGATATAGACAGGCGCGAGTTCATCGGAGCCCAGGCTGTCTACCAGCATTCTGGTTTTCCAATGGTCTAGAAAATCGGGATCAACAATCACAGAACAATCTCCGCGCCGTGGGAGAGGGGCTTGGAAGGCCCCCCGAACAGTGAGGAGGGTGCTAACCCTTGCGGAGAAAGCTCCCCTCCCACGGCGCACTATTCAGCAGGATTCCCGGTTCCGCTTCCACACTTCGCCGGGGGCTTCGTCGCGGGGCATTGCGCCCCACGTCTCAATTATACAGCAACGATGCCAAAATCACATCAGAACGGAATGTCGTCATCCATGTCTTCGAAGCCACGCGATTCCTGTTTCTGCTGCGGTGCGCGCTGCTGACGTTGCGGAGCAGACTGCTGCTCGCCATCGCTCTGGCGCCCGCCCAGCATCTTCATCTGATCCGCGACAATCTCGGTGCTGTACTTGTCCTGGCCGTTGCTATCCTGCCACTTGCGCGTGCGGATCTTGCCTTCGATGTACACGATCGAACCTTTCTTCAGGTACTGCCCGGCGATTTCCGCCAGCTTGCCGAAGAAATTAACCCGGTGCCATTCGGTCTGTTCCTTCTGCTGGCCGGTCTGCTTGTCCTTGTAGCGTTCGGACGTTGCCAGGCGAATGTTCGTCACAGCATCGCCATTCGACAGGTAACGGGTTTCCGGGTCGGCGCCGAGGTTTCCCACAAGAATCACGCGGTTTACGGTCATTTGATCCCCTTAGTATTTGGAGGTTGTATTGAAATTAGTGCGGTTTATGCCGCGTTGATAAACTAGCGTGCGCGCTTCTTGATTTCGCGCTCGATGTACTGCTTGAAATCAGACTGAGAACATGACTTCCTTGGGCCACCCATGCTGTCATGGAAACTCTTATGACATGGCTTGCATAGGGTTACACCGTTGCTTATGTCAAACCGACGGTCTGGATAGTCCGCCCAGCAGTCTATGTGATGCGCGTTCATAGAGTTGCCTTTGGCGTTGCAGATCCCGCAGGTGTAGTTGTCTCTCTCGAAAACTGACTTGCGCCACTTTCGGAGAGCAACCAAATTTCTCCGATCCTCCCTATCCTTATCCGTAAGATTGGCCTTGTAAAGATGGCTGCTCTCACCGCTGATCTTGTGCGCGCCTATCTTTCCATTTTTTGCAGACCGTTCCCGCTTCAGACATCCACAAGAAAAAATCTTGCCTTGCACAAGGTGTCTAGACGCAACATCCTTTTTGCCGCCGCAATCGCATTCGCAATGCCAAACGAACCTACCTTGTTTGTCTCTGCCAGCGATAAGTTTTGCGGTCAGTCGGCCGAACACCATGCCCGTCAGATCTTTTACTTTGTGCGGTCGAATGTCAGCAAGGTTTGCCATGTCTATTTCTCTCTGCGCTTAATCTCCCTCTCAATATACCATATACTTTTTTTCAAATCCTCAATAGCGTCGCCCTTCAGATCGGCCCGCCAGATGTACTTGATGGCGTTACCAAGGCAGAACGACATATGCTCAGTGATCTGGATTGCCTCGATGCCGGAAGGATGCGAGCGGTAGTGGATCGGCTGATTCACCGGGTCATGGCACTGCGGATCGGCCGGCTTCACCCCTCGCGCCGCTTCGATGTCGCGCTGTAGCTGCGCGTCGGCTGCGTATTGCTCTGTTGTGCTGGCTTTCATTTGCGCCTCTCGTCTCATCTGCGCTTGAGCCGCAGTCTTGCAGCCTGTGTAATGCCCATACGTCTTGCACTCGTGGCAATATGCTGTTGCCATTTTCTCTACTCCCCCTTAGTTGTCTTACCAATCTGCATTGCTTCGATGTACCGTTGCCACATGGTGCCGACAGCGCCACACCAGGCTATGTAGGCTGATAGTGGACTCATGACGATTCCTTTTCTCGATGGATCTGAACACCGCATTCAGCGGCACCGCCAGCATGATGAGGCGACCACTCGTAATGCTTCGTGACTGCCTCGCAGATTTCCTCGGCGCGCTCTAGCGCGGAAGCGTAAGCAGCTTTCCAGATGTAGAAATATTCTTCCTCATCGTAGCCACCGGGAATCGAGCGATACCAAACCTCAAACCGCTCTTGCATCGTCATACCGCCACCGCCATCATCCCGTGGCCCGCTTCGTCTACATCCCGCGTATCCACCAGATCCACCGGCCCGAGCTTGATCCCGAGCTCCTTAGCCTTGGCGAGAATGGCCGCCTGGCGTTGACTCGGCACCCGCCCACCCGTGCCACCCTTGTCCATATCCAGCGTCCAGCGGAACACCGTGCTGCGATTGCAGCCTAGCGCCTGCGCCGTGGCAGTGTTGCCGCCAAAGGCTGCGATTACCCGCTCTGCGGGGCTTTGTTGTCGGCTCATCACTCTCCTAATCTGTTGTGTATTCCGCATCATTGTACACCATGTTACAGCGACAACAAGGCTAATCCATAGGGATGAGTTGCGCTTCCCGCAACGCCATCCTAAGCTGACCTCACACCAGATCGAAACGCCGTTTAACTCAGGTCTGGGCCAACCAACAGGGGTGTCCAAATGTACATGAGTGACGTAAACACAATCTGGTTCAAGGATCGCCTAGCAGAGAAGAAGCTGAGCCAGCGCGGTCTGGCCCGACTACTAGGCGTAGACGCAGCCGCTGTTAGCCTGATGCTGCGTGGCCTGCGGGAGATGAAGATTGATGAGGCGAAGCATATCGCCGTCATCCTCGGCGTCAGCGTTGAGGAAGTGCTAGCGCATGTGTCTATGCCGATCACTCCTAAGTCGCAGCCAGTGCCTATCATTGGCTACATCAACGGTAACAGCCGGGTTGAGTGGGGCCAGGATCTCGGATCGGTACCGCGTCCGACTGGCACGTTGCCGCTGAATGTTGCGGTAATCCAAATCCTGGCACCGGAGGGGGCGCTCCAATTTATGGATAGATGGCTGCTATTTGTGCCGTATCCGATCCCTGACGGCGTGGCGGCAGAGTGCATAGACCGCATGTCCATCGTCTGCGCACCAGGCGGCGAGTGCAATCTAGCCCTTGTGAAACGGGGCTATGCGCCCGGGCGATGGAACCTGCGCGGGCCGATGATCACAGCCGATGAGACAGAGCTACGGTCAGCCGTGCCAGTGCTGCTGATCTCCACCTGAAAGTGTAAAAATTCAGTTGCAACGTGATCCGCTAGCGAGTATCATCCTTCCGAACGTTGCAGATTTCTCAACAGACGAAAGGCAATAAGAGGCATGGAAAAACCGGGGGAAGTATCGCAGGAATGGCTGTCGGCTATCCTTGCAGTCACTGAGGACGCAATGGTTATCGAAGCGGTACGTGCTCAGCAGGCGCGTATTGATGACGATTCCGCATCGCAAGGGGAATAACAAATGAGCGACACAAAGACACATTGGAAAATGTTGATCAATCCTGACTACATCGGAGCCTATGCGCTGCCGGATGGGGAGGATCTGACGGTTACGATCGACTATGTCCAGTCGGAGGAAGTGACCGGCTCCGGCGGCAAGAAGGAGGTTTGCACCGTCGCGCACCTGAAGGGTCAGAAGCCGATGATCCTGAACGTGACGAACTCCAAGAGCATCCACAAGCTCTATGGGCCGTTCATCGAGGATTGGGCTGGGAAGGATATCACCCTCTACGCCAGCACGACGAAACTAGCCGGCGAGGTGGTGGAGTGTCTGCGCATTCGTCCGAAGGTTGCCGAGCGCAAGAAGCCTGGTATCGCCGCAGATCGGTTCGCCAATGCTATCAAGGCTGTCCAGGCTGGCACCTACCCGGCGCAGAAGCTGCGCGATCAATTCGCGCTGACACAGGAACAGGAAAAGGAACTGCGTGACGTGCTGAGCCAGAAGGAGGCCGCATGATCAAGTTCCGCGCCTCGTCGCTCAGCAAGATCATGACCGAGCCGAAGTCCAAGAGCGAGGTTCTGTCGGTCGGCGCAAAGACGTACATCGAGGATCTGGCAAAGGAATTCGTGTACGGGTTCAAGGAAACATTCAGCAGCAAGTACACCGACAAGGGCAACATTGTCGAGCAGGCATCTATCGACCTGCGCAATGACGTGTTCTTCACCGACTACCAGAAAAACACCGAGCGCCGCGAAGACGACTTTCTGACCGGCGAATGCGATATCTTCACCGGATCAAGGATCATCGATATCAAATCTTCCTGGTCTCTGGCAACGTTCCCGGCCACGGTGGAGCGGGCAACGGCAGATGCGACAAAGGCTGGATATGACTGGCAGTTGCGCGCCTACATGCGACTGTGGAACGTTGATGAGTCCGAAATCAACTATTGCATGGTCAACACGCCGGATGAGCTTGTAGGCTACGAAGACGCGAACCTGCACTATGTTGACCACATCGACCCGGCATTGCGCGTTACTCGCGTTGTGATCAAACGCAGCCTTGATCTTGAAGACAAGATCATTGAGAAAGTCACAGCGGCGCGGGAATACTTCAACACCATCACGCAGATGATTGCGAGCGACCACGCATGAGCGCCGACACCATCGACCTATTCCGTTGCTTGGAGTTCATCAAGTCCAACGCGAAAGCCTACGCGCAGGCTAAGGCTAACCGGATTCACTTGGAGCAATTCAGGAAGAGCAAGAAGGCCCTACTGATGCGCCAAGCAGAAGAGGCGGGCCAGAAAACAGCGGCTCTTCAAGAAAGGGACGCGTATGCGAATCCTGAGTACCTAGCGCTGCTAGAAGGCTTGCGCGAGGCTGTAGCGGAGGAAGAGCGGCTGCGGTGGCTGATGGTGGCGGCTGAAGTTTCGACGGAATGCTGGCGCTCGCTCGAAAGCTCAAAACGGATTGAGGCAAAGGCGATATGAAGATCGCAGAGAAGCACTACATGAGCGGCGTAGCGTCACTAGGCTGCATCCTGTGTCGCCATCTTGGCCACGAAGGCACGCCGGCAGAGCTGCACCATGTACGCGAGGGCCAAGGCATGTCACAGCGCGCCAGCAACTTCCTGGTGGTGCCACTCTGCCCTGAGCACCATAGGGGCGCATCAGGGCTGCATGGGCTAGGCACTCGGGGGTTCCAGACGCGCTACAAGCTTGATGAAATGGATCTGTTGGCAATGACGATTGAAGCCAACCACGGATAGGAGCAATCATGACCACCAAAACCAAGAAGCGCGGCAAGAAATTCGGCTGCTATGACAACGAGTTCCCGACCACTGTAGGGCCGGCTGCTGAGTACGTCGAGTACAAGCCGGACTTGGCTATGCGGCTTGCCATGCAAAGGGCTGCCAGGGACCAGCCTTCGTTACTCAGCCTTGCTAGCCAGGTGCCAGCATACGGCGATCAGATGTGATATTTCTGTTGCGGAATTCGCATCGGCTTGCTATAGTCAAGTCACACACAACAGGGGATGACCATGCAAGATATGAAGAACTTTGGACCTACTCCGCGCACGATGAAGGACGCGTGCGAGAAGTACTGGCAGACCAGTGCGCCGGCTCCTGACCGTGCGCTGAAATCGGCAGGCGAATGCGCGCTGTGGTGGATTCCTGCAATGCTCATCGGTGCTGCAATTGGCGCCATGATCGCAGCATGACGGAGCTGAGCGCCAGCCAGAGGCGATATCTGGAACGCAAAGCAACGCGCAAGGCGGATATCCTAGACTGCATCCGCGCTAGCAAAGGCATCAGCCAGGCTGAGATTAGCAAGATGGTCGGCATCAATCGCAAGTACTGCGCCGAGGTAATGAAAGAGCTGAAAGCCGAGCAGAAGATCCACATCTCATCGTGGATGCAGGTTGGCGGCGTTCTGGCGGCTCTGTGGGTGTGCGGCAAGGGCTTCGATGCTGACCGCAAGCTAGTACTGTCCAGTAAGGCGCCGAATCCGGTCAAGAAGGCGGAGAAGGATCGGCTTGAGAGCGAAGAATATTGGGTGCAAGTGCAGCAGAAAAAGCACGAGCAGTGGGCTAGAACTTTCGTGCCGCGCCTAGATGTTGCGGCTGCGTGGCTGAATAATCCGATTGGGGGATGATATGAAGCGATACGATTTGGAAAGCGACTACGGGCACTGCGGAATGAGTGAAAGCGTGGATGGCGAATACGTTATGTACGCCGATCACGCCGAGGCGATGAAGCGAATAGCCGCAGACCATAGTGAGCCTGCGCGCCATATGGTGACGGGCGCAGCGGCTGGGGCGATGACCGATGAGCAGATTCTGGCGTGTATTGGTGAGGTGCGCTGGAGCAATAACGACGCATGGTGCGTTGATCGAGTCCGCGCCCTACTGGAGAAGGCTCGTGGCTAAGGGTCTTCCCGTTTCTTCGGCGCGCCAGGCGCTAGTCGATGACGATGACTACGAGCGACTGGCTGGGTCGTGCTGGTGGAAAAACAAGGACGGCTACGTGATGCGGAAGGTAAGAACTGGCACCTCGCCAGCCACGTATATCCGCGAGGGGCTGCATCGCGTTGTTATGGGCATGGAGCCTGGCGACAAACGCCACGTTGACCATATCAACGGCGATCCATTCGACAACCGAAAATGCAACCTCCGAATCTGTGAGCCGATTCAGAACTGGTGGAGCCGAAAGAAGCGCTCAGACAACACCAGCGGATTCAAGGGCGTTACATGGAGCAAGAGAAATTCCAAGTGGAACGCCAGGATCAAGAAATTCGGGAAGCGCATCAGCCTTGGCTATTTCGATACGCCACAAGAAGCGCACGCCGCCTACTGCAAAGCAGCCGATGAAATGTTTGGGGAGTTTGCACGCTATGAGTGAGCAAAAGAAGATCGCCGCCCAGCCCGCAGCGGATGCGCGCCCTTCGCATGCAGCCTTGAATTTGGCCGAGACGTTGCAAGACATCGGGCATGAATTCGGATGCCCCGCTGGTATCAAGGTGACAGACTGGCTCCGCGTTGTTCTACGTGAGCGCCAGAAGCCCGCAGAGCCTGCGCGCGCTGGCCGGCAGGGATGTCCGCAGTGCGGTAGCGCAGCATGCGTTCGTATGCAATGCGTCATGCCCGATGGTTTGCCCGGTGGTGGCCGGCAGGGTGTGGCGCTGTCGGATGAGCAGGCAAAGCAAATCGGCTTGCAGTGCGGGCTAATCGCATACGAAAACGGGCGAGTCTTCGTCACCTGCCTTGGCTATGGGGAGACGCTTGACGCTATCCGCGCCATCCTCTCCCGCGCCTCGTCCTCGCGGGCGGAGGTGGAGAGTGCCCCATTTGAGCCAGTGGCATATCTTCTAGACAACGGATTCATCATCAGTAACGGCGAATTCAAGAGCAAGCGCGATGGCCGATACGAAGATATGAATCCTCGCGCACTAGTATTTGCCCGAGCGGGGCAGGCGGCGAAGTGGATTCCAGTGTCAGTCAGGATGCCCGAGTGCAACGAAAAGCATGGATACAGCCAAGAGGTACTGGTTTCTGTTGTCTGCGGGAATGGCTTGTCCCTAGTAGGCGTTGACCGTTTTGACGCCCATAGCAAAACTTGGGAGCGGTATCACACCGAATACGCATATAGGGTCACTCACTGGCAGGAAAAACCGCTCGCCGCCGCTGAGGCGCCCAACGCAGATACCGGAGATCGCAATGCTGAATGACGAATACCAAAGCATGGCAGCTAACGCCATCGCACACGCTGCCAACATGGCGCAGATTTCTTGGCAGATGGCAGCAGCAGCGGCAGAGCGCCCCAGCGTGCTGTATCGACCGGCGCTGCGCATCGACGGCAACCAGTGGTGCGCGCTGTACGGCGAAAACCTGCAGGACGGCGTTGCTGGATTCGGTGATTCGCCGGTAGAGGCAATGCACGCCTTCGACGCCGAGTGGAACAAGAAGCTGGGAGCCAAAGCATGACCACCCCCGCCACTACCCCAGCAGATGGGATGACGGATCAGCAGATAGCAAAAATGGCATACGAAGATTATGGAATCGTTGCAGATGACTGCGACATCATCCAATTCGCCAGAGCCCTGCTATCTCTCGCCACCACCTCACCGGGGAAGGCGCCGGAGCCGGTAGCGGTCATCGGCGACGGTTTCTCCTTGTTTTGGATCGGGAGTGGCCCTATCGCTCCGATCATCGAGCGGCATGGGCTAAAAGTAGGCGACAAGCTCTACGCCTCACCGGGTAAGGCGGAGGCAGAGCGGTATAGGGCGGCAATTTCAACGGTATGCGAAGGCTTTACGCTACCGGATGCCGCAAGGAAGATCCTCGAATCTGCGCTCTGGTCGTAACTTACTTCGCAGGCGCCAACGCGTTAATCAGCGCCTGGTGCCTGTCCCGACATTCTCCGCCCTGACGTTGCAGATCCAACGCAAATTGCCGCAGATCAGCGAGCGTCGGCCCGGTCGGGGCTTCCAGTATCGGCGGGCATGGGAGCGCCGTTAGCGACGGCGGCGTTATCACGGTAGATGCGCATCCAGTCATTGCCAGTGCGGCAATCAGGAATATCAGGCGTCGCATGCTTTGCGATCTCCACAGTTTTGGTGATAGTGCGATACCTGATTTCCTTCTCATCCCTCGCCTTCAGGTAAAGCTCATGCGCTGCGTTAGCGTTCTGCTGCCAGTTGTCGATTTCCACCTGCGCCACCGCACGTTCGATCTTCCGGCCGTCGCTGCGCCCGTAGAAGTAGGAGCCGGCAGAGGACAGGACTAGCGCCAGGATGATGGCACCGAAGACGCGAGGGTCAAATAGGCTCATACGCGGATTCTGATCCAGTGCCGCACTTCAACTCTCCAGAACATATAACCGACTCCGCAGGCAACGCCGAACTTAACTAGCGCATCCGCTTGGCTAACCTGTCCATGACCGATCAAGTCGACTAGTACGCCGAAGTTAATCAGGCCTAACACTGTGGCCGCACCTGAGCGTGTCACGACCTTTTGCGTCAGAACGGCCCATAGCGTGCCAACAAAGATCACCATGTTAGACGTGGTGTTCACAAATTCGAGCATGTCTTAGCTCCGCACAATCAGCTTTCGCGCAGCAGTGATCCACTCTGGAAGTTGTTGCATTGCATGGGCGATGACTTGCAAGCCGAAGATCGCCACGACGCAGGCGATGGCAAGGTGCTCATATCCGCCAGGCGTCAGTTTGAAGCGATCAGCAGCAGCGCCGCCAAGAATAATTCCAAGGCCTATGCCGCTAACAAACGAGAAAGACCGCTGCCATAAATTCCCCGGAATGAAACGCAGCGAAATGGCCGACCCGAGCGCTGCAGCGCCACCGACCTTAGCTGCGACCAGAACTGCTTCATCAGCAAGCATGTTATGTTCCCGACAAAAAAAGCGAGCGTTCAGCCGCCCGACGATTAGCAAGACCCTGCATCCGCTTGCCATTAGCCTTATCCCACCTGAGAAACTGATCGGCGGCACCCGTATAGTCTCGGGCATTCAGCTTTTTAAGCAGTGTAGAGGAGCGGAGATTGGCTAGGCCAACGTTGAAACTAAAACTTACCAGTGCGTCAAATTGTCGTTGTGACAACGGGACTTTGACAGCATCCAGCACGCCGCGCTCAAACCGTTCAAGGTCACGGATTAGGCGTTCCTCTGCCTCATCCATAGAAATGACCATACCT